ATGGGAAACCAGGTCTAAGGGTCAATGCCCGTTGTACGAGGCTTAGAAAGGCCCTGGCGGGTGGGTATCATTTCAAGCGGGTTGGGATCAGTGGCGGCAATGATCGCTTTCGGGATGTGCCAAATAAGAATGATAGCAGCCATGTTGGCGATGCCTATGGGTATTTGCTGCTTGGGGCTGGCGAACATAGGCGAATGACACGGGGTCGGCTAAGGAATGACGGGCTTCCGACCCTGGCAAAGACTGATTTCAATATATGGTAACGGCCCAGGATGTAGAAAGCTGGTGTGGATTGCGGACTGTGGATTTTCATCCAAGTCACATTTATTTAATGGAACTGACCGACCACTCCAGGTGGTTTAGCCAATCGGTCCCAGATTTTGCAGATAATCTTTGGGCCCAGGCTCAAAACAACCCAGCGTTTACGGTTTTTTACAAAGATAAACCTTTTACGTCTTTTGGCATTTATGAACTTTGGAGTGGTGTGGCTGAAGGCTGGATGGTTCCAAGCAATCGTATTGAAATCAACCCAATTGTTTTAGCAAGGCGGTCAAGACCTATTTGGTTGCACATTGGTCCTGCTATGCAATTACGAAGATTGCAGTTCATAGTTCGTTCATCTCATTTACACGCAGTGCGGTTTGCTGAATTTTTGTATTTTAATAAGGAAGCAACTCTCAAGGAGTATGGGCCTGAGGGTGACGACTACAGTATCTATGTGAGGTTCTACGATGAATTATGTGAGAAAAGTTTTCGGCACTCCAAAAGCACCAGACACATCTGCGGCAGACAGAGCCCAGGCTGACGCTTTAAAAAGGCAGACTGAAATCCTTGATAAGCAAGAAGCCAGGCTCGACCAAGAAGAAAAGACAGCAAAAACCAGGATGGCAGCAAGATCGGCATCTCGGCGCAAGGCCCGTGGTGGTTATAGAATGTTACTTTCGAGCGACAGACAAAACGCTCAGATGGGCATCAAAGGCTCTGGCTCAAATTTAGGGGGGTAATATGGCGCAGAAAAAAGAAGTTTGGGATAAAAAACGCCCTAAGGGTTTGGGCAAGCCTCAATCTTTAAGCACTAAGCAAAAGAAATCGGCTATGGCTGCGGCCCGTAGGGGCGGTCGTCCATATCCAAATTTAGTTGATAACATGAGGGCTGCTAGGTCCAAGAAAGGCTAAATCATGCCAGGCAAGAAAAAAGGCAAAGGTGGTCGGGGTTACTAGATGACCCTAAAACGGCACCAAAACCCGAAAGGCGGGTTGAACGCTGCGGGTCGTGCCCACTTCAATAGGACTACGGGCTCCAAGCTAAAGGCCCCTGTTAAGTCAGGCGATAATCCAAGACGGGCTTCATTCCTGGCGCGAATGGCTGGTAACTCTGGCCCCGAGCGTGACAGTAAAGGAGAGCCGACCAGGTTGTTGCTCTCTTTGCAAGCCTGGGGCGCATCATCCAAGTCGGACGCAAGAAGTAAAAGCGCGGCAATATCTAAGAGGTTGAAAGCGAAAGCGTAGTGAAAAAGTTAACTAAAAATCAAACGAGGCTGCTGCTCAATCATTCAAAACATCATTCAAAAAAACATTTGAATATGATGCGTAATAAAATGAAATCAGGCAGTAGCTTCAAAAATGCACATTTAAAAGCGCAAAAGGAAGTGGGCACCTAATGGCAAAAATCGATCCGCGTGAATTAATGAAACGGGCTGATAAAGCCGATTCTCGGAAAGACCAATGGCGCACCATTTACGAGGAGTGCTATGAGTTTGCCCTGCCTCAGCGCAATCTGTACTCGGGTCATTACGAGGGTAAGACGCCTGGTCAAAACAAAATGATGCGAGTGTTTGACGCTACAGCCATTAACTCAACCCAGCGTTTTGCTAACCGTATTCAATCAGCCCTCTTCCCGCCCTATCGGTCTTGGTGCAAGTTGCAGCCTGGGAATGATGTGCCCGAGGATCGTCAAGAAGAGATAGGCCAGGCATTAGATATATACACCGATAAAATGTTTGATGTTGTCCGGCAAACCAACTTTGACCTGGCGATGAGCGAGTTTCTATTAGATTTATGTGTCGGCACCGCTGTTATGCTTGTGCAGCCAGGCGATGATGACGCCCCTGTTCGCTTCACGGCAGTCCCGCAATACCTGGTTAGTCTCGAAGAAGGGCCGCATGGGGTTGTCGATAACGTCTATCGAAAGCTGCGGACCAGGATCGATGTGATAGAACGTCAATGGCCTGACGCAAAACTGCCTGACGATCTGATTAAGAAAGCCCAGGATAAGCCAGAAGAAGAGATCGAATTGCTTGAGGCTACTGTTTGGTCTGAGTCTATGCAGACTTATTGCTATCACTTAATTTATTCCAAGGATAAAAAGCACGTTGGCGCGGTGGAGTTGGTCTATCGCACAATGAAGGTTAGCCCCTGGATTGTTGCCAGGTACATGAAAGTCTCGGGCGAGGTCTATGGCCGTGGCCCCCTGGTAAGCGCAATACCTGACATTAAAACACTCAACAAGGTTAAGGAACTGGTGCTTAAAAACGCATCGATAGCGGTTGCTGGCGTCTACACTGCGGCTGATGATGGCGTCCTTAACCCAGCTAATATTTCTATTACGCCTGGCGCGATTATTCCTGTTGCCAGAAACGGTGGCCCGCAGGGCGAAAGCCTTAAAGCATTAAAGTCTGCGGCTGACTTTAACGTGGGCCAGCTAGTGATTAACGACCTGGTTATGGCGATTAAAAAGATGCTCCTGGATGACACTTTGCCAATTGATACCCAATCAGCCAGGTCCGCCACGGAAATCGTGGAACGCATGAAGGAGCTATCTTCCAACATGGGCGCGGCCTATGGGAGATTAATAACCGAGTGCATGATGCCCCTGGTTAATCGTATCTTATACGTTATGGATGAGAAGAACCTGATTGATATGCCGCTTAAAGCAGATGGCAAGGTTGTTAAGATTATCCCCGTGTCACCTCTGGCCCAGGCTCAGAATATGGATGATTTGCAGAATGTCTTGCAGTTTGCCCAGATCGTCCAGGGCGTTGGTCCTATGGGCCAGGTCGCAATCAACCAGGATGCAATGCTTGATTACATTGTCGACAAGATGGGCATCCCCCGCTCAGTGATAAATAACGAAGAAGCCCGCGAGGCAATCATTGAGCAAATGCAGCAACAGATGACCCAGATGCAAGGACAACAAGCTAGTGAATGACATTGAAGAAATGGATAAAACCTTTGTGCGTTGCTTCTCCACAAAGGATGGCCAGGCTGTCTTGGAATATTTACGCAATACAACCATAGAGCAAGCTACCTGGTTTCCGGGGGATAACCCCTCTCATGGCTTTCACCGTGAGGGGCAAAACTCCCTGGTTAGAGACATTGAGAAGCGTATTAAACGAGGTAGAGAAACATGAACGAAGAAAATCTGGCCGAGAGCGATAACTCCGTTGAGGAGCCGCAGACCGATAACCAAGATCAACTTTTAAGTCTAAAAGCTGAGGCAGAAGAGACAACTAAACCAGAAGCAATGCCTCATTTGGCAAGCGAAGAGCCCCAGGAAGAGCCTGTTGAGTGGGGTGATCGTCCTGATTGGATGCCGGAATCACATTGGTCCCCAGAAAATGGGCCAGATATTGAGGGCATGGCAACAGAACTAGCTACGGTAAACAAAGATTACAAGGAACTGCGAACCAAAATGAGCCAGGGGTTACATAAAGCCCCGAAGGATGGCAACTATGAAAGCACTGTATTGGCCGAAGCGGGTGTTGAGTCAGATGACCCTCTACTTACTGGATTTATTGAAGTGGCTAAAGAACATGGCATTTCGCAAGATGCGTTTAATGAAATTTCAAACCTGGTTTTGGCTGTCGCTGGAGAAACTGAAGAGGACGCTCGGACAACTGTTGCACAAGAGCGGGCAAAGTTGGGCCGCAATGCGGAAAAAATTATCGCAGAGACGGATCAATGGCTTATGAAACTTGGCCCTGGTAAGAACAATTCTGGGGTTTTGGATCAGAGTGAAATGGAAGCCCTGGCAAACGCAAGCACCAATGGACACTTCATCTCTGCCATGAACAAGATACGTCAATCTTATAATGAGCAACCTATGCCTGGGATTGATGTGATGGAAGGCCAGGCAATCACCAGGCAAGAACTGGACTCTATGGTTGCTGATCCGCGTTATGGGGTCGATATGGCCTTCACATCTGACGTTGAACAAAAAGTAATGCAAGCCTACGGAGAAGCATAGGGCGTTACTACAATAGCCAAATGATACGGTTGTTGGTTGTAAGGATATATTTCTAGGGGTATATTCTTATCGACTGACAACCGTTTTTTAATGGCCAGTTCACGGCATCTATCGGCCCACCAGGACAACCGTTTGCAGTGTTTAACCTTAAATTTAATCTAGTAAAGGAGAAAGCAAATGGCCGTTTCTGTTTCAAACGCCTTTGTGACCCTCTTTGACAGTGAGGTGAAGCAAAGCTATCAGGGGCAACGTGCCCTTGCTGGGCTGACCCGTGAGCGTTCTGTCGAGGGTTCTATCGTAAAATTTCCGACTATCGGAAAAGGCACTGCATCTATTCGTGTGCCTCAGACCGATGTCACACCAATGTCTGTATCCTATAATTCTGTTCAAGCGACCATGCAAGATTTCATCGCCGCAGAATACTCGGATATCTTTAACCAGGCTAAAATCAATTTTCAGGACCGCTCAGAATTGGTTCAGGTAATTGGTGGAGCGATTGGTCGAAGAATGGACCAGGTGGTTCTTGATGCACTAACTGCGGCATCTGGCACACTTACTGTGGCCAATAGTGTCGGTGGCTCAAACACCAATCTTAATGTCGCAAAGCTGCGTGACACAAAGAAACAGATGGACGCCAAAAACGTCCCATCACAAGGCCGCGTTATTGTCGCTCATGCGAACAATATGGATGCACTGCTTGCCGAAACTTCAGTCACTAGCAGCGATTTCAATACCGTAAAAGCCTTAGTGACTGGTGAGGTAAACTCGTTTTTAGGCTTCCGATTTGTCTCAATTGGAGACAGAGACGAAGGCGGTCTGGCTATTAATGGTTCGAGTGATCGAACTGTTTTTGCTTTCCATAAAGACGCTATGGGCCTTGGCATCAACATGGCTGAAAAAACCAAAGTGGATTACATCCCTGAGAAAACAAGTTTCTTGATTGCCTCAATGTTTTCTGCGGGTGCAGTCGCGGTTGACCCCGAGGGCATCGCTAAACTTACTTGCCGCGAATAGGAGACTGAAAAATGGCATATTCTCAAACTGGACTACAGCCTATCGGCGGCCAAGGCAAAGCTGGAACTGCACCTCAAATGTGGAGTTACACAAGTGCGGACGCGATTGCGACTGTTAATACATCTGGATACTTCAACGCTGCGGCTGATTTGCTCAAAGTTGGTGATCTTATGTATGTCCGCGACTCAGCCACACCAACGGCATCGCTTGTCATAGTGCTTTCAAACGCTTCTGGCGTTGTGGATGTGAGTGATGGCACCGCTATTAGTGTAGCTGACGCTGACTAAAAATCCTCCCTGGGGCAACTCTTTAAGAGCGGGGTTGTCCCAATAACTAAAGGAGAGCGGTAGTGGCAACTGGCGATACTAAACTATCAATTTGCAGCGATAGCTTAATTATGCTTGGGGCAAAGCCGCTCTCCTCTTTTTCTGAGGGCACTGACGCAGCGCAAATCTGCGACAGGCTTTATGATGATATTCGAGATAGCACCCTGGGTATGCACCCCTGGACTTTTTCTTTTAAGAAGGTGACTCTTGCTCGAACAACAAACACCCCTCTAAACGAGTTCCTTTATGAATACCAACTGCCAGGTGATCGGCTGAACAATGTAAGAGCCGTGTTCAATTCTGCTACATCTGGCGCAAAATCTATTGCCTATGGATGGGAAATCTTAGGCGATAAGCTATTGACGAGCGAAACTGAAATTCATGTTGATTATCAGTATCCAACGCCCGAAAGCCAAATGCCGACATATTTTATCCAATTACTAAAATATCAAATTGCCTGGAACATTGCCGAGACTGTTACTGACCAGATAACCAAAGCCGAATATTTTAAAAATATTGCAGTCGGCTCCCCATCGGAAAACATGAGGGGCGGCTTTTTTAGGGTTGCTGCCACAACCGACAGCCAAAACAGGCAAATAGAGGCGATTGAGGATTATAGCTTAATCGCAGTGCGCGGATGAGCCGCATTGTTCAACTACAAACTAATTTTGCAGTGGGTGAGATTGACCCACTACTGCGGGCTAGAATTGACCTAAAGCAATATTACAACGCATTACAGACTGCCAGAAATGTAGTCATTCAGCCCCAGGGCGGTGCCAAGCGCAGAGAGGGTTTGCGGTATCTGACAACGCTGGATACCGGCGCAGCAAACGGCGTTAGGCTTGTGCCTTTCGAGTTTAACACTGATGACAGTTATATGTTTGCTATCACGCCTGGCAAACTCTACGTCATAAGAGATGGCGTCTTAATCACAAACATCAACGCGACAGGTAATAACTACCTGGCTATTTCTGAAATCACTGCGGCTATGTTGCCTAAATTGAGGTTTGCTCAATCGGCTGATACAATTATTTTCGTGCATGAGGACCTGGAGCCGCTGCAACTTGTACGAGGCGCAAACAACGCAACTTGGACAAAAAGCAATGTGGCTTTTACTGAGAGGCCCTATTATCCGTACACTATTTCAACCAGTAACCCGAGTGCCACAATCACGCCCAGTGCAACATTTGGCAATATCACAATTACTGCATCTTCTGGTGTTTTTACAAGCGGTAATGTTCATCAGTATATTAACATAACATCAAGTTTTGGTCGGCTGCGAATTGTTGAGTTTGTATCTTCAACGGTTGTAAAAACTGTTGTTGAAACTCCGCTTTTTAACACTGACGCTATCACTCAAAGTAATTGGGAGTTAGAGGCTGGTTATGAGTTAGCCTGGTCAAGCACAAGAGGTTGGCCGAAAGCAATTACTTTCCATGAGGGTCGGCTATGGTTGGCTGGGTCAAAGTCCCTGCCTTCAACGATTTGGGCATCTAGGACTAATGACTTTTTTAATTTTGACAAAGGTGAAGGCTTAGATGATGCGAGCCTTGAAGCGACACTCACAACCTCAACGCTTAATTCTGTAACCGCCATTTTCTCGGGTCGTGATTTACAGATTTTTACAACAGGCGGCGAGTTCTATGTGCCTCAGGGGTTACAAGAGCCGATCACACCCGCAAATCTTATAGTTAAGATTGCGACAAGAAATGGATCAAAAGAAGATGTGCCGATTGTTGGTGTGGACAGTGGAACCTTATTTATTCAGCGCAAAGGCAAATCGCTAAATGAGTTAGCGTTTACCGACTCCGAGTTAGCCTACAATACTAACAATGTCAGTATGCTGTCCGGTCATCTGTTTAAGTCTCCAATCGACATGGCGATAAGGCGTGCAACATCCACTGATGAGTCAGACAGACTTATGATTGTCAATTCGACTGATGGTTCGTTGCTTGTGTTCTCGCTGCTACGCAGTCAGGAAGTGACAGCCCCAGCCGAGTTTACAACAGACGGTGACTTTAAGGCTGTAGGCGTTGATATTGATACGATTTACACGGTTGTCAAACGCACAATAGACGGTTCTGCACAGTATTTTGTTGAATATTTTGATGACACTTTGACACTTGATAGTGCGATTTCCGCGAGTGCTGCGGCAGCAAATGCAACAGTGGCACATCTCGACACTGAAACAGTCAAAGTCATTTTGGATGGGGTCGTACAAAGTGACGAAACCGTATCAAGTAACGTGGTTACTTTTGATCGTAATTCAGCAACAACCTGGCAAGTCGGTCTAAATTATGAGGTTGAAATCAAAACCATGCCTGTCGAGCCACAAACCGAAGCTGGTTCAATGCGTGGTTTTAAGAAACGTATCCTGGAAGTAAATGCCGAGGTGTTTGAAACCCAGGCTTTGACAATCAATGGCGAGTTGGTTTCGTTTCGCCAGTTTGGTGAAAACAATCTGGATGCAGCGGTCACTCCTTTTACTGGCGTCAAAACTATTGGGCCGCTCCTTGGGTTTGATAAGGAAGGCACCATAACCCTTAAACAAACAGTTCCGTTGGCGATGACAGTTTTAGCTTTAGATTTTAAGATTTCGGTAGGTGCATAATGGAATATGTAGCAGTAGCAATGGCCGTAACCTCAGGCATACAGTCCATTCAAATGGGCAAAGCCAAGGGTCAACTTTATCAAATGCAAGCCCGTCAAGCTACGCTCCAGGCTAAAAGCGATATGCTTAAAAACAGGGCCGAAACGCTTAATCATAAAAAGCAGGGTATTGAGATTTTAGAAAATGTTGTGCGTGGAATGGCTGCAATCAATGCCAGGGCTGCGGCTGGTGGGATTGATGCCTTCTCTGGGTCAGTTGCAAACTACGCTGAAACTCAAGCTAAAAAGGGCACAGTTGATTTCTTTGCCTCATCAGAAAATCAGCAATTACTCCAGGCACAAGGTCAGATTATTGAGGCTGTTGGGGCGTCCCAGGCAGCGCAATATACGGGCGCGGCTAGCCTGGCAAAACGCCAGGGCTGGATTAACGGGATGCAGTCATTTATGAAGGCTGGTCAAATGGGCCAATCGTCAGGGATGTTTGGCGGCTCTGGTGGTAGCGGGATGGTATCTGATGGCTATGGCGGTGGTGACTGATGGCTGATTTATTTCCAAGATATGCTGGTAACAGAGTTAGCACAGTTGGCCCCAGGGCAGCGAGGCAAATTGATTTTGCGGCTGGGCGTGAGGCTGTTAATACTGCGGACGCTACTGCCAGGGCAATGAACTCAATTAGCGATTTTGCATTTGGCCAGGCAAAACAAAGATTAACTCTCGAAGGCCAGGCTCAGGGTGCGGCTAATCCAACGGGTACTTTGCAGGGTTTAGAAAATCGTGACCCTTCTTCACTTAACATTAAAGAAGCTGCGGCATTTACCACGGCAGTCAAGGGTATATCCGCAGAAGTTGAAGTAAAAGCTAAAGCCGAGATGGGTAAGGTTTATCTGCAATCCATCCAGGATAACGACACGCCTGAGGTGCTTGGTGAAAAGCTGGACATGGTGAACATGGGCTTTTCGGAGTCACTTGCTTTGATGGACCCAGGCACCGCCCAAGCTATGGCACTAAAGCTAGATGATTACCGCAACTCACAGTTTCTAAATTATTCAGAAAAATACATAAAAGAAGAGCGCAAGAAAAACAGGGCTGAAGGCGCACTGGCTTTAGACGAAATGGCCAAAAGCCTGGAAGATCAGGCCAGGGCTCCAACCGCAAAAGTTGATCAAGACATTAAAGATGAGCTTGATACCATTGCGTCTTTCCTAGGCACAAAAGGTTATCAGCCAGAAGAAATAGCCCGAGAAGTCATCTCTTTAAAAAAACGAGCCTACATCGCAAAAGCCCGTGGCGGCTTTGACCGTATGGCAACGCCAGAAGCCCAGTTACAATATGCGGATGATTTTGAGGCTTCTATTGGAAAGCGCAACGGCCTGGCGGCAAACCTAGATGATAATACCGCGCAAACCCTGGTTAATAATTTTAGGACCAAGGCCAAGGCTGCAAAAAACGCTTTGAATGGCGAGATCAGTAATCTTGCAGCGGACATAAAGTCTGAGGTTGGGACCGTTGTGACCGCTGGGGCTGTTCCGGCTGGTGGCGTTATCAATAAGTTAAAGGCAAGAATTGAGACAATAGAAGAAGGCGGTGGCGATAAAACCAAGATTGCTGAATTAAAAGATGCGCTCACAACGGCTGAGGGTCACATCGCATATTTCCGAGACATTCAAACATTCTCCACTGATGACCTGATTGCTGAGAAAACTAGGCTCGAACAAACTAAGGATGAAGGCGCAACCCCTAGTGACATTCTACGGCTCAAGGTTGTTAGTGCCAGGCTACGTCCAGAATTGGCTGCGGCTAAGGCACAAAACGCCGCCTGGGTAAAAACTGGAACAGCCATCAGCAAAAGCATCGATGCGTTAGAAAAAGTGGCCGAGGACTTCTCACCGCTGAGAGATGAAGATTTGCAAGCGGCTGAAGCAGCCATATCAAAACTTGCTGGTGATGGTGCCCCTAGTGCCCTGGTTGACTCACTAAACGCTGAACTAGCAAATCTTAGAAATATTCAAACGATTTACAACGACATTGCTGATGATAGCACCCTCACCCTGGAAGCTAAACGAGACAAGCTAAAAGACCAGGCCCGTGAAAGCGGTGCGTCACCTGAGCAAAATGATTTGATTAAAGACCTGGATACCAGGATTAACGCTCAAAATGCAGCCCTTAACAAAGATGCACTGGAGTGGGCTAACGAAGCTGGAGTTGTAGATATTCAGACTGACTTGATGAGTGTTTTGTTTAACCCTGCTTCTACCCCAGAAGCTATTGCATCTGCAATTGAAGTGCGAAAGCAAAACGCTAACAAGGTTGCTAGTCATTACGGAATACCCAAGCAACTACTGACACAAGCAGAAGCGGATGCAATTTCGACAGGATTAACTGAACAACCAATAGAGTTACAAGCTGGTCTGTTGGGAACATTGGTTTCAGCGTTTGGCGAGGACTCAATCAAGGTCCTAAGGCAAACCAGCAAAAACGCACCTGTCCTGGCACATATTGGCGGAATGATAGTCAATGGCACCGATAACTCAATTATTGACAACATTATGAAAGGTCGGCTTCTGGCATCACAAAGGCCAGACAATGCAAGTGGTGAAATGGTTGATGTTCGTGAGCAACGAGCGGGCATGATCTCTGGCATGACAGGATCGGAGTCAACAATCAAAGCAGTAGGCAGAATAAAGCAAATTGCTAATTTTATATACCTGGCAACCCGAGGTGAAGGCGGGACTTATGAGGATGCGCTGCAAGACGCGGCTGGTAGGAGAATGGTCGGGGGTGAGGCTTATGGTGGGTTGGTAAGTCACAAATCAAAAGGCATCACAACAAACCTCTTATTATCCCCGAATATACGCCAGGATGATGGCGTTGATGACATTATGGAAGGTCTTGAGACTTACCAGGATGTATTCAAATTGGCTGTTACCCAGGATAGTGATGGTGAATATGTCCCAATCAACCAGGCTCCTATTGGATTTGCAAACCAAGAAGAAATGGACATAAGCATTGTCGAGGACTCCAACCTGATAACGGTTGATGATGGTATCTTTATGTTAAGGTACAAAGGCGTGACACTTATGGCCCCGAATGGCCAGCCCTATTTGTTGGATTTTAAGAAAGTGCAACAATGAGTGTTTTCTTTGAGCCATACAATAACACTGGCATGGGCGAAACCTTTATGGAGTTTGGCGGTGAACAGCTAAACTTTATGGATGCAATGTCCAAAGCCTATGACGCCCAGGTTTATGGATCAAATGTCGATACATATGTTACAATTTTGGGCGAAGAATTGCAGCCCGTAGTTGACGCTATCAACGAGCGCGAAGAAACAAAAATCCAAAACCCCAGCCAATATTTCGGCATGACCGACAGTATGGGCGCAAATGATCGGGTCAGGGAACGGGCACTCACAAATATCTTTAGCATATTAGGCGATAATCCAGACAGATACCCTGAGTTCCAGGACATGACCCGAGAGACTTTAGAGCAAAGCATCATAGATCGCGGTTTAAAGGCCGTACAACAGGGCCAAGAGGATGCCGTCAACCAGACTGGCATGGGAACTATCGGCGGCTTTGTAGGGACAATGGGGGGCGTTTTAACCGATGACTCACTGATTGAGTC